ATCGAACTACGATGACTAGCGAAACTCTTAACGTAGTTGTAACAGTTGTTGTTCCTATCGGTTTGTTTATTCTAGGCCAAACCCTCATTGGAGTGTGGTGGGCTGCAACCATCAGTGCTAACATGAAATTTCTTATTTCAGAATCCATAATTCGAGATATTCGTGTTGCAAAGTTGGAGTCAGACCACAATCACTTAAAGAGTACAGTAGATAAGATGATTGGGCGAAATGACGCAGCTACAGATTGTCATAAGGACAACTAATGTTTCCAAAGCTCTCAGTAGAAGATTGGTTTGACGAGATCGAACGCGGTCTTGATTTCCGACGTCAGTTTGGCCTTGAAGATTCTTGGACTCGTCTTGAGGCTCTGTTCTATAATGTCCATCCTGCACAGCAGGCAAACCCAGGTCCGAATATCATGTCGGCTACTGGCGACGCCTTGCTCTCTGCAATGACAGTACCATTCCCCAATTTTACTATCTCACCTCGTAATCAAGAAGAAGTCACACGTGCTCCAATTGTTGAATCTGTCGACAATATGCTAATTGAAGATGTTGGGTTTCAAGCCGAACTTGAGATGGCCTGCCTTCATGCTTTTCTTTGGAGTCGTGGCTTCATCAAAATTGGCTATGATTCCGAGTTCGGTTGGGACCCAAGTCATGATCTTGGTATGGCTATTGCGAAGACGCCACTTGGTTTGTCTTCGACTCAGTTCGACAAACAAGGATGGCGAATAGAATTCGGCGACACTAAGCCTGGTATGCCGTGGTGCAGAGCTGTTCTTCCACATGATATTGTTGTTCCATGGGGTACCGTAGTGATGGACCGCTCACCATGGGTTGTCAATCGACTCGTTCGCCACATTGACGATATCAAAGCTGACCCAAAGTACGAGAATAAGAGCAACTTACAACCAACATTCTCAGCTCAGGACTTTGTTAAATCTTATGAAAAAACCATGAAGTCTTTTCGTATGGGTAAGACTGTTTCACGCACGGAGACTGACAATGTTGAGTACTGCGAACTCTGGGAAATCCACGATAGGCGAACTGGCCGTATCTCTGTTATCGCAACTGGACATGACAAGTTCCTTCGCAACGAGCCTCATTATTTGCTTGAGGAAGGTTTTCCTTTTGTCGACGTTGGTTTCATTACCCGGTCACGATCTCTCTGGACAACTTCAGACGCCTATTATCTTCTCCAAGCTCAAGCAGAACTCCTTGATATAACGTTGCAGCAGACCAAACAACGGCGATCATCTGTACTTAAATTCCTCTATAATCGTCGATTAATATCTGAAGAAGAGATGCAAAAACTCCTCTCACCTGAAGTCGGCGTCGGTATCCCGGTTGAGGGATTAGATGAGAGTGTCGACCTTCGCAATATCGTTATGCCATTTCAAGCACCTGGAAACTTCCTCCTTTCACAAGAAGCTGAGAATACGCGAAGAAATGCCCGCGAGACTGTTGGATTTAGCCGTAACCAGTTTGGTGAGTATGAAGCTACAGGCCGGCGAACCGCAAGCGAGGCTATGCTCGTTGACTCTGGATCAAAACAACGAATGACTCGTCGTATGCTGGCTATCCAAAACGCATACCTATCAGCTATTCGTAAGATTAATGCGTATATCTTCCGCTTTTGGACTACTCGTCGAGTTGTTCCTGTTCTAGATCAGAGTAGCCAATTGGCATGGCAAGGCTTCACGGGGCCGGAGATTCGAGGTGAGTATCGGTTCAAAATCGGTTTCTCAAATGAACCGACAGAAGGGTTGCAGTCTCGCCGCCAAAGTAGTATGGCACAGTTCGCTATGCTCGCACAGGACCCGGCGGTTGATCCGCAGAAGTTACGTCAGTGGCTCGTTCGTCAAATGAATGATCCTGCATTTGCTACAGTTTACAAACCAGGTATTCTCAATGGGCAAGTCCAAATGCCGTTGGATTCGACTCAGTTGCAACAAACTCCGCAGGGTGCCGGCATGCAAATGCAGGGGGGCATGCAAATGCAAGGCCAAGGTGGTCAGTGATCTTGATACTGCTGGTCATATGAAGACCAGTAGTCGTACCGTGTTTATTGACAAGTTCAAACCAATCAAACTTGACCACATCGAACCTAATGGCAAGTCTCGTGTGTTCCACACAAAGAAAGAACTTCGAGATCGTTGTACTGAACTAGGCGTCGAATCTTCAGCTTTACTATGATCGACATACGACTATGACAACTGATTCTATCATACCGGCTGGTCAATCAGAGGATGATGTACAACTTCTGATGAAGCCAGAACTTGACAAAATTGTCACATGTTCTCTTGACCACGATGGTCGTTGGCACTTCCGCGTGACTACTCGCAAGGGTGTGTCATCTCTGAGTAGAAAAGAACTCAATCGTCTTTTACGAGTGATTCACGTTTCTTATATTCACTATCAGCGTGAGTGTAGTATGCAAGCACGAATGCTTGCGAGAGTTTGTTCCCCATCCGAGTTTCCAGTTGATTCGGACTCCGTTTTATCTGCATGAAAGGTGAGTGTTTTCCATGGCTCTATCTACGACTAGCTCTACTGATGCACTTGAACAAGGTCAAGGTCAGGATCATGATTTTGCTGATGGTTCCGATCAAGGTGAGGCTAACGATCCTGCAAAGAAAGAATCTGACCTTGAAGCTCGTTTGACACAGGTTGAGCAGCAGTCTGCAGAGAGTAAAATCCTTGCACAACTTGCTGCCGATCCTGACATCAGTGCAATTTTGCGTGCTCGTCGTACTGGGCAACGTGTAAAGGTTGTTGAAGACAGGCCAACTGCTCCAGAGGATACCATTAGGCTTCCGGGTAGTGTTGGCACCACAACCCCAGAACCAGAAATTGATGACTCTACGCTTGAAGGAATGAGCAACGCTCAACTCTCCAAGCATATTGCTCGTCGCACACTCACTGATCTTGTCCCGCTCCTCAATGAGGCTCTCAAGCCTCTATCTACGCGGCTGCAAGCACTCGCCGGTTCTGTCGATCAAGTCGAGACCGAACGAGCAAAGAACAGCGTCGCAGCAGTCCAAGCGAAGTACAAGGACTTCACTAAGTACAGGGATGCAATGATCGACATTCGACAAAGCAATCCTGGTCTTGAAGTGGAGGAATTGTACTTCTTGGCCAAGAAACGAGCTGGCGGTCAGCTCTTTGGTCAACACGGGACAGATATTGAACGACCAACAACGCAGGTCGCCCGGCCCTCTCGGCCAACGCCAAAGGGGCCTGTTGTGGGACGTGGAGCCTTCCGAGATCACCTTCGAGGTGTGCTCGCCTCCATGGACCACTCCGACCTGGACAAACTCAGTGAGGAGTAATTAGACAATGGCAATTTCACTTCCGACATTTTCAAAAACAATTGATAACAAGTTCGTGCAGACGTGGTATGAAGTTCGCAAAGAAGCAATCGACAATGTCCTCTTAGCGACGCCTATTTGGGCTGCCCTCAAGTTGGCTGGCTGCTTTGCAACGCAAGTCGGTGGAACTAACATTGAGCGGACTATCCGCTACGCTGTTGGACCAACACCATCTGCCGTCGCCAAAGGTAGCTTGCTTCCATCTGGTGAGATCGAGTCACGGACAGCGGCCTTCTGGACGTTCCGCTATCTTGCTTCCCACGCACAGAGGACGATCTTTGAGGATCGTGAAAACGCTGGCAAGTTCCAGATTCAGAACTACGTCACGCAGCGGCTCATGGAAGCTCAGGATGCCCTCAAGCAACGCTATGAGACGGACTTGTTCCGTGCTCACGTTACCGATGAGTCTGGCAAAGAGATTCAGGGTCTCAATGATATGATTCCTGTTGCAGCTAGTCGTGCAACAGGTGCATATGGTGGCATCACGCGAGCATCAGCCTTCGCAGCCGACGCCAACGGTGTCGAAGTCCCATCCACCGGCAACACCTTCTGGGGTTGTAAGTATCTGCCATGGGTCGCTCCGAAGGAGATTAACCTCCTGACGAACATGACCACATTGTACAACTCGCTGGATCAGAACCAGAACGAACCACCTGATCTCATCGTGACGGATCAGGCGAATTTCGAGCTCTATGAAGAGTTCAGCCGGGATTCGTCGCAGTTGATCAAAGATAACAACACAAAACTGGCCGACCTTGGCTTTACCGTGCTGCGATTCAAAGGCAAGCCATTGGTGTTCACTCCGAACATCACTGCTGGTCACATGCTCATGCTCAACACTGGTCACATCGAAGTCATCTACGATCCTACCATGTGGTTCCAGATGGGTGAATGGAAGTGGGCGTCAGCCGATGATCCCACCCGCCTCGCCCATATCATCAGCTGCATGAACATCTTTACGCAGCAGCCACGGCGGCATGGACGATTGTATTGATTTGTGATTACGCCCTCCATTGGAGGCGGGTAACGACCCAACGTTCTGCACAACCCGCCTCCAATTTTTGTTTTTATCCCTGTCCTTGTCCTTGTCCTCGAAACAACAAACTCCTTGGAGTACAGATTATGAAACAGATTTTTTCAATTCCTATTGGTGGCACGTCTCTCACTGATCCAGCAACGGAAGTTGGCATGGAGCGTTGGGCTGACGGCAAAAGGTATCGGTTTGTCAAGAACTCGTCTGGTGGTGCCCTCGCCGTCGGCGACTGTGTTTGCTATGGTGTGACCGGTGACGCGACTGTAAAGAATGAAGTCTTCAAACTTGGTCAATCCAGCAAGGGTACTACTGTTAGTTTCTTTGCTGGCTGCAGCCAAGACGTCGTTCCAGATGGTGCCTACTTCTGGCTTCAGACTGGTGGCCCTGGCACCGCTAAGATTTACGACGCCGGTGCCAGTGTGATCATCGGTGACTATCTTGTTCCGGTCTCAGGCCAGTTCTACGCATCACTCCACGTTGCCACTGCTGCTGATATCAAACATCCACGACTCATGATTGCAACGGCTGCTTACACGGCGGCTGCAACTGCGACAACGATGCTCGTTGTTATCAATGGTGGATGACCACTCAACAACGTGATGACGCAGCGATAAGTAGTGAGCACTCTCGATATGTATTTAGCCCTCCTATTACATGTCGAGAGTTGCTCCTGCTTTTGTTTCTGTTTGTTAATTCCCTTACTAGCGAGGCCAACATGGCTGCTATCGGTGCAAATATGTCCGCTCGCAACCCTTCGCGGATTGTAACAGATATTCTTCAGAAGATGGGTCTCAAAACTGGTGCTTTCAGTCCGACTGGCGCACGTGGTAATACGCTTGCAACTAACGTTGCTGCAACCGCGTTCCCACGTCAAATTGCAGTACTTAGCAAAGCAGGTGTTCCAGCAACAGACACAGCGGCTGATGCTCCAACTGGTGTCGGCGATCTCTGTCATGATACAACAAATAATGACGTTTGGCGTTGTTCAGCATATGTAGACACAACGCACTTTACTTGGGGCAAGATTGTTGACTAAACTCATAGTTGAGCAAGGAACTACTCATGGTCACAGGAATGACACGGGCACAGCTTCGTGACGCCATTGCTGGTGCTACGAATCGTGCCGACAAAACCAATTTGATCAACACGGCGATCAATCTTGCTTTGCGTGAGATTGGGTCTCGGCACGATTTTCGTGAATTGAAAGACGAGCAAGATGTCTCTATTCAGGTCAATGAACAGAGCATTGCTGTCCCTGGGACGTTCCATCAGATTATTGAGGCCCGCTTGATTAATGGGACGCTATCTTATCCCATTGAAATCCGTACAAAGGGTTGGTTTGTACAGCGGTTTCCGAGCCCAACGACTGCTCCAGCGGCTGAACCAGCTTATGGGTATGAAGAGGGTGGCCTGTTGTATTTCCAAGCTCCTGCGTATGCAGCTCGCACGATTCGACTCACCCTGTATTCATTGCCGGCCGACCTCCTCAATGATACTGATCGGTGCATGATTGGCTACCTAGATAATGCTATTACATCGTGGGGTTGTGCCTTCGTCCACCGATCTCTTCAAATGTATCAAGAGGCTCAGTATTGGATGTTGGAATACGAACGGGCTCTTCGCATTGCAATGGCAGCTGATATTCGGAAGACCGGGGCGATCGTCACTACTGACGCCTACTCAACGCACGACAGGCGTGGTGGAAACCCACTCGACCCATTTAACATGCAGAGTAATTCATCACCATCAGGGCAATAGCCTTGGGAACGGTGCAACATGGCAAACACCTTTGATGGTACTGGGTGGGATGAATCCTCGCCTACACCAGCCGGGTATATTCGTGAGGGGGATGACGAGATTCGTGATCTTCGTAAAGGGGTTGGACTTCGGCTTGCGAAGGAACACACAACGCCTGCTATATCGAGTGTTGGTGGGGAGCACCGGCAGGGATCGGCCGTTTCATACGTCGTCGCAACCTCTGGTAGTCTTCCAACAAAGCGGCCTGATGGTGTAACCACATTCACTGTGGATGACGAGGGCCGTTTAGCCTATGTCAAAGACACAGGTCTTCTGTTCACGTTGAAAAACCTAACTGGTGTGATGACGTGGGACGAAGTCAATGCCTTTGCGACGTTTGCACAGGTTCCTGAGTCCTATATCCTACTTCGCCACGTTGTGGCCGCCGGCGTTGATGCCGGCAATCTATCACCACTAGATTGGCGAATTCGGCCACTTACAGAAGAAACGCAAGATGCTGGTGCAAAGTGTACGCCAAGTGGGTCGATGTCTACAAATGGTCAATTTACGCTTCTTGCTGGAACATATCGTACACACATTCGCGTACCCGGTTATGGTCTTGGAATGATGCAGGCTCGGCTTTACAATGTAACAGCAGGTACCGCTGTTGACCTTGTCGGAGGAGCACAAGCGTACTCTGATGTAGTCGATACAGGAGTCTCTGCAACGAAGTCGCAACGTTGGGCTACGATTGTTGGTCGTTTCACGTTGTCAGTTGACTCTATATTGAGAATCATGTCGTTAGCTAACTTTGGCAACGGCAATCAAGCAATAGGACAAACACCTGTATGGCTTGATGTGGTTGGCAGCCCGATAGCATCACCTATTGGTAACAGTATTTTCACTACAGCCGAGTTCTGGCGTGAAGTCTCGTAATACCGAGCAGCACCATGAAATTTGGCCGCTCATATCTTCCAGCCGAAGGCATCTTTCCGTTCCTCGGACTAAACACCCTACTGCCTTCGACGCAACTCTCTTCGGGACTTTCCCCAGCTCTCACAAACATGATCCCAATAAAAGGGATCATAACTAAACGACGTGGCTATACACAGCTTGGTGGGTCTTTTCCTGAACCAGTCTTAGCTTTAATTCGCTTCATCACCGACACGGATGATGAACACTTGATTGTTGTTACGACAAATCGCATTGTCCGCTATGATAATGTAAGTGGTTCGTGGGTAGTTATGACACCAACTGGGTGGGTTGCAACTGAAAACGATTACATCGATTACTGTATTGCAACAGGTTCGACAGACGTTGCTGATGGTGTGCCTACACCCGCTGCCCAGAAAACATGGATTATCATCACTAACGGTGTAATCCCACCTGTGTACTGGGATGGAGATATCGCACAGCCTTTTAAGGATATTCGTACATCTCCAAATTGGAACTTCCCAAACTTCTACACTGCTCGTACTGTCCGAATGTTTTATAACCACCTAGTATTTGGTGGTATTGAATATACAACAGGCTCATCACCTTTTGAAATTGCGTGGGGAGATACATACTCACTCGTCATCTTTAATTCAGGCAATGCTGGGCAGGCATTACTCACAGATACAAAAGGGACAATTCGTCGGTTTGAACAACTCGGCGACCGTATGATCGTTTATACGGACGAGTCTATCGCCACGATGAGTTATATTGGTGGAAACCAAATATATCTATTCGAGCAACTAATCCAAGACGTCCGACTCGTCTCTCCAAAGTCCATCCTCTCTGTCGGCACGTACCAGCTCTATCATGCCCGCGAGAACATCAAACTCTTCGATGGCACCCGCTCCTCTCCAGATGTTGCTGATTCCATCCAACGAAGTTATCGTGACGAACTCAATATGGCCTTTCGTCACCACTCTTTTACCTTCGTAGACACCAGCAAAAATCGTCTATACTTCGGCGTGCCAACGAGCAATGACGAGACTGTTATTTATCTTGCCGAGTTCGACAACCTAATTAAGCGTGATTTTCGCTGGTCTCGTCACGTATATCACGGTCGTCTAACTTGTATGTCTTACTACTCACGAGAACAAACACTACACTGGAACGACGCCGAACTCAGCACAAAAACCTGGGACGATATGTCTCCACAGTGGGGAGATAGTTCTAATGAGCGTGGATTCCCAGTGCCTGTTGTTGGAGTTTGGGACAAAGATACAAATACAGGTTATGTAGTAAAGTTGGACGAACTCTCTGGATCAGATTTTGCTTCTGGTACTTCGCACGCTATCGATGCAGTATATGAGTCACCTGACTTTACGACACCTGATGAGTTTCTTAGCTCAAATGCGTCGTGGATGGAGATTGAACTTGAACTACGTGGAACTGTAATCGAAGTGAGTTATTCGTTGGATCAGGGTGTTACGTGGACTATCCTGAATGCCGAACTCCTGCTTAATTCGGCATGGACAAGATATCGCCTTGATGTCCAAGCTCATGGCCGAACATTCCGACTTCGTCTTCGTGACAATAGCACAAGTGCGAGTTTTGAACTTCGTTGGTTTCGTGTCTGGCTTCGTCCTGGGAGTCCGATTTAATGCCAACTACTCCTATAGGTTCGGATACGATTAAGCGATTGCTTGCACCAGAAAGTCTACCTATTGTTCCAAGGCACAAACTCGAACCCGACGTAGCAAAGTTTCAAGATGATCTCATCAATTATATTCGACGGCTTGAACATCGTTTGGTTCAAGCACTTTCTGGTGATGGTGGAGGTGGTGCTGGTCTTGGAACGAAGACGATTAAGATTATTAGAGAACGTAATCCAACGACACAGCGATATCTTGGACTGCTACTGGATGACTCTGACAACTACCAATATCTACCACGTGTGACTCCGGTTCAAGTTTGGGTACAAAACACATTTGAAGCTGCTCATGGTAGTGGTACGATTGGTGGCGTTTTTTATGGCGATCTTAAAGTTGACATTGGCGATTACATTATTGGTCGTTTTG